CAAGTGCCAGCGGACTTAATTTATCACTATCAGATGGTAATTTAACTGTAGCAACTAATGGAAATGCTAACCAGTCAGCAAGAGGCAGTTTCATAGTTTCATCAGGTAAGTGGTATTTTGAAACAACTGTACCTAGTGCTACTGGACTATCTAGTCAGTCTAGTGGAGTTGGTGTTGTCGCACCAAACATAGGTGGTGTAGATGGATCTAGTGGTTCTGGATACGCAATTTTATATAGAGAAACTGGTGGAGCATTTTTGGGAAATGGATCTAGTAGATCTGATCCAGCACCAGGAACTTATCCCACTTATGTCGCTGGTGATATTATTGGTGTTGCTTTAGATATTGATAATGAAGATGTGGAGTTCTTTAAAAATGGTGTATCTGCTGCTACATTTAATTTTCCAGCACATGCTGTTTCTGGTACAAATTGGACAATAGAATCTTTGGTGCGACAATCAGATTCTATTGTTAATCATAACTTCGGTCAGAACCCATCATTCTCTGGACAAACAACAGCAGGAACAAACGCAGATGATAGTGGTAAGGGACTGTTTAAGTATGCTCCTCCAAGTGGTTTCCTAGCATTGTGTGAGGATAACTTACCTGCTCCTGCTATTGCTGATCCTGGTAAGCACTTTAAGGCGGTGCTTTATACTGGTGATAATGCAGATAGTCATGCAATTACTGGTGTTGGATTCCAACCAGATTTGGTTTGGATTAAACAAAGAACTGGAACAACATCGCACAATTTAACGGATAGTGTTCGTGGTATTGGAAAGACTTTATTTTCGGATGCCGATTCAGGAGATAACACAAATACAAATAGACTGCTGAGTTTTGATAGTAGTGGTTTTACTGTCGGAGCTAATGGAGCGGTTAATCAATCTGGAAGTCCATTTGCTGCCTGGTGTTGGAAAGCAGGTGGTCCCGCAGTATCAAACACTGATGGAAGTATCACATCACAGGTGAGTGTCAATCAGGATGCTGGATTTAGTATTGTTTCTTATACTGGAACTGGTAATGTTATATCAGTAGGACATGGACTTCAAAAAGCACCAGCGTTTATTATATCCAAAAACAGAAGCATCAGCAGAAATTGGCCAACATACCACCAGAGTACATCAAATATAGGAGACTCTGCACAAGATGTTGTTTATTTGGATTTAAACATTGTTGGAAATAGTGATAATTTTAGGAGTGTAAATGATACAACTTTTTCTACAACTACCTGGAATGGTGTTAGTGGAAATGGAAATGATCATATTGCATACTGCTGGACAGAAATAGAAGGTTATAGTAAGTTTGGAAGTTATATTGGAAATGGAAGCACTGATGGTCCTTTTGTATATTGTGGATTCAAACCTGCTTGGGTTTTAATTAAGAAGACTAACGGTTCTGGTGATGAAAACTGGAGATTACTTGATTCTTCAAGATGCCCAACTAACCAAAACAATAAACATCTTCTTCCAAGTTCTTCTACAGATGAATCAACTGAAACTGGAATGGATTTCTTATCTAATGGATTTAAATTGAGAGATGGTGATGCTCATCAGAATCAAGATGGAACAACATACATCTTCGCAGCATTTGCTGAGTCGCCATTCCAAACAGCTAACGCTAAGTAATAAATACATCAGGGTATCTCTAATCTAAAATCAAATGGCAATTGTATTTCCAGCAAGTCCTAGTGTAAATGATACTTTTACAGAAGGATCTATCACATACAAATGGGATGGTGCTAAGTGGATTGGACTGGGTATTACTCCTGCTGATAGATTAGTTGAGGGTAGCAATAGTTTAGAGATTAATGATAGCAATAATCTAATTTGGACTGGTAATAATGTTAGCATCGGAACTGGTAATACAACACAAAAACTTAATGTTGGTGGAAATATATCCATACAAGAATCTGGTACTATTTATTTTGATGCTAGTTCAGGATTTAGTCCTCGTATAGCAAATAGTACTAGTATAAATGATCTTTCAATATTTACAAATAATTTAGAAAGACTTACTATAGATTCAAGTGGAAGAGTTTTACAAGGATTAACTTCTGCAAAATTTGGATTTTTTAATGATAACAATGCTCCTCCTGTTTTCCAGATTCAGGGAGATACTTATTATGACAGTGCTTTATCTATCTTTAGAGATGGTACGGGTGCCAGTGGACCTAACTTTATTCTTGCAAAAGGCAGAGAAGCAATAGTTCAAGATAATGATATTCTTGGAACTATTTCTTTCCAAGGTCATGATGGCACAACAGAACTAATAGAAGGTGCTTCTATTGTTACAGAGGTTGATGGAACTCCTTCTGCTAATAATGTTCCCTCCGCGCTGGTATTTAAGACAAATAGTGGAACATCAACATCAACAGAAAGACTTCGTATAGATTCAAGTGGTCGGTTGCTTGTGGGCAAACAATCTCACACTGGTGATGCTTTATTCGTTACAGAGAGTAACCATACGAGCGGTGGAATTATAGGTGAATTTGACAATGCTGCTACAGGTAATTTTGGCGGAGTAAGAATTTTAGGTGGAGTTACAGATAGAGAATGCCGTTTACAATCTCTGTATGGAAGTTCGTTTTTTACTTTCTATACAGAAGGGACGGGTGCTGCAGAAGAAAGACTTCGTATAACTTCTGATGGTGAAGTTCAAATTTCTAATGGTAACCTAAAATTCTCAACAGCAGGAACTGGTATTGACTTCTCTGCTAATGCCAACGCTGCTGGAATGACCAGTGAGGTATTAGACGATTATGAGGAGGGCACTTGGACTCCCGCTTTTGGTGCCTCCACCACTGCGCCAACATGTACCTATAGTCCCGCCCCGATTGGAAATTACACTAAAATAGGTAGACTTGTTAATGTATCTTGTTCGATACAATGTACTGCACGTACTGGTGGGGTTGGGTTGTGGTTAATTACTGGTCTCCCATTCACAATAAATGATACTACTGGATCTGGTGGTTCTCCATCTATGAATAATATTAATATACCTGATGGTGCTGTCAATATCGCATCTGAATTCAAAAATGGTAGTACTTCTTTTTATGCAGGTCTTGCCACAAGAGATAATGCGAGTTGGTCTAACCTAAATATAACAACAGTACCAAATTCAAACTGTAATTATCGTGTAGAGTTCTCTTATCACACTGACTCATAAATACTTACGCCTAAACCTGTTTAGTTTGGAGAACAATCCTAATGGCATTACAAGAAAAATCAGTAGTAGATAAAATTGAAGTTCTACTCAACGGATCCATTCAAGTAAGAAGAAGAGATCAGATTCTTAAAGATAATAATGAAGGTACTAAGTGGACAGAAGTTGCTTCTTCTTTCCATCGTCATGTAATTAATCCTGGTGATGATGTAAGCAACGAAGATCCTAGAGTTGCTGCCATCGCTGCTGCTACTTGGACTGAAGAAGTTGTAGCAGCATATCAAGCAGCACAAGAAGAAGCACCTGCTGAGTGATAAATAGAGATGCCTTATTTCTTTATTCATGGAATCAAATCCAAAGAAGAAAGAGGAAGCCAAAAAGGAAAACAAATTTGAGTGGGCGGATGAGGGTGTATCAACTCTCGTCCGAGTTATTATTCTTGGATGGTCAGCAGCAATTCTGACCCTTAATTATGTAACTGTTCCTGGTGTTCCTCAAAAAAATATCGATCCAACTTTTATTGCCAGTGTTTTTACTGGAACATTAGCTACATTTGGTGTCATGCCTTCTAAGAAGAAGGATGAATCAAAGGAAGCACCTACATTGGAGAAGAAAGATGCAAAAATTGATTAATGTAGTTGCTTTATTGTCTGGTCTAGTTTCTTTATCTGTCTTAGGGGGTGGTGCTTATCTTTACGTTCAAAAGGATACATTAATCGAAGGTGCTCGTGAGAAAGCAACTGCTGCTATCACTGAAGCAATCACAGAAGCACTACCAGCAATGGTAGATTCTGCTATGCCATCTGTACCTGAGGTAACTGGTCCTGCTGTACCTAGTCCCACTATGCCATTCTAATCATGAATAAACTTAAGATCGTCGCCGCTTCAGTTGGTGGAGTATTTGTTGTAGCACATATAGGTCTGCTTGGATATGTTTTCAGGCAAGAACCTGAACCTGTGCTCCAACCTCCTACATTTCACATCCCTCGTGGTCCTTATTCTTCTTATAGAATTAAGGCAGGCAAGGATGGTTATGAGATTGAATTCCGTGCTGACGATCCTAAGATTTTGGAGTCTGAAAGGTCTCTAGATGTTGACAAAGAGAGGAGAGGATTATTTGGTGGTGGATCTGAAATTAGAAATGAATACCGCCGTGATCAATATACCCGTGAAGGCACCAGGAATCTAGGAGGTGCAACTGACGAGCAGGGAAAGTCTGCGAAAGAAATCGAGTGCATCGTGGCGGACGCTGGAGCACGTTCACAAGGTGCAATGGCAGGTAGTGCTATTGCTGCTGGAGTTGCTGTTCCTGCCCTTGCTAGCATCCCCTACGTGGGTTGGTTGGCAGGTGGATGGGCATTGCTCCTAGGACAGAAAGCAGGATCATCACTTGGTTCTCAAGTTGGAAGCGTGTTTAATGATTGTTAAATAGTTAAGTATTGAGGAAACATTATGGCTCAGACGACTTATAAGAAGCAACAGAAGAAAGAAGCGACAGAAACATTTTTCTTATATGTATTCTTTCATTCTATTTGGACAGGAATTTTTAAAATGTTTGAAGACTGATGCCTGAGATACCTATTATTACAGGTGGAGATATTAGTATTAAAGATATTCAGATTAATACTATACCCACCTATGACTTTAATAACACTTCAACCTCCTTACCAATAGCAGCTCCAGTAGTTGTGAATATTGGTGTGCCTGTGGTTAATATACCAGGATGTGTTGAGGCGACTGAAACTAATAGTGCTAAAAATAATCAATTAAGAGAGGATGATACCAATGGTTTGGTTACGTATTGCGATTCTGGTGTTCCCAATTTTAATCCTCTTTCTTTTGAACCAAACCAGATGATTATGACTGGTCCACCTCAGGTGGATAACAGAACACCAGATAAACCTACACCACCAGAAACAAAAACAGACACACCATCACCTCCACCATCTACTGCTAATGTTGAATGTCCTACTAAAGTACAGCAGGCACAAGAACCTGCTGGAACATATGTAGAAGGATTTAGAAAGATAGTTACTGGATACAAACTCATCGATAATACATGTGTTCAACTAACAGATCCAGTTCCTTTACCTACACAAATTCTTGCTGGTCTACCTAGTGGTGGACAGGTAATGCAGGTAGGTGGTATTGCTGTCATCGCTACATCATCAGCACTATTAGCAAAACCGCTGGCAGACATACTATTGAAAGCAGTCAAACCAACGGTCAAGAAAGTTATGAAAAAGATTTCTACTTTACGTGGTAAGAAACCTCCTATTTTGTCTGTAGGGGAGCGCCTAGCAGAGCAGCGTCAGATGAATCATGCTGTGAAGGAGATTCGTTCTGTCTTTCCGAGGAGGAAGAAGAAACGCTAGGGATGTTATGATAGTGTGGATGTCTATGTCCTGGAGGATTGTTTACCAACACATCAGCACATACTTTATAGTAAGGACTCTTGGGATGGAATTGAATTCCTTTTAACTTTAACTCACCACAATTCTTAAGTCTTGCAATCTCAAAGTCCAATCTTTTATTGGCAGTTATTTGTTGCATCATCTCAATGTTAGAAGATGCTGCTTCCTTACAAAGATCTTGTAATTTCTTATCTGTAGGTGTACTCCATGTCATAGAGAACCCTAGACCTAGACTATAGTTATCTTTTTGTCCTGTTCTAGTTTTTTTAGTGAACAAAACATCACCAGGATTATCTAATCTTCCATCACCAATAGGTTTCCCATCATCATCGAAGTCCCCAAAGTTATCAGTGACATCATATACTGGGTCATCGTAGAAAGGTTCGTATGGTTTAGAAGCAGAGACACTTCCTGTTACATAGGGGGTAAAGTTGCGAGTGGGACCCTGACATTGTATACCACCTCCGTATGTGTTTGTAATATATGGTCCCTGAAGGACTTGTATAGCTTGGTTTGTAACGGAGCCTGAACTATTAGCCACAGGATTAGCAGTAGCAGAGACACCACCAACAG